CCTTGCGTTATCATCTCTCCATCAATACCCTTTATTGGCTTTTCTGGAGTATCGAATACAGGCCAACCAAACTCATCTATATACCCTTCAATATTCCATTCCATTGGTATAAACAAAGAATAAAGACCACTTTTAGTTTGACCATTTGCTGATCTACTTCTAGGGTTACTATCGTTATATAACTTCTTGAAATTTTCACCACCCTTGCTTAATGCATTTGATGTTGAACCCATCATACACTTACCAACAATTTTACTACCTAACCTTAAACAAGTCTTTGTTACTCGCCAGTTATTTAATATGTTCTCAGGCTTCTCCCATTTTCCTGATTCATCATGAACAAGAAGGAGTAGCTTCTCACCATCATAACTGTTGTCTGACGTATTCTTCCAGTCAATAGTCGTATCAAGCCCATCAATTTCATCTTGAGCTTCTTGATCCATATTCTTCCGAGTAATCTTACTTGCAGGAACACGAAACGCTAATTCAGTCTTTGGATTATCCATACCATCCTGAATAGGCTTAAAAAAGAATGGATAGTTTCTTACAATAGGAACAACTTTGTCGGTAAACATCTTCTTGGCATCACCACCAGTCTTTGACAAGATACCAATTCGTGAATCACGAACTATTGTACCTGTGTTAGATATCTCAGAACTAGACATGAATGAGAATCCAGAACGTCTATTCTTTAAGTAATCCATACCAAAAGATCTATTGTCAGCCTTACACGCCTCCCAATAAATGTAAAATATCCTATTTGATTCCCTAAAGTCAGGTAGACCAATGTCAATCTTTGTCCATTGCAAGTACATGTAATGAGTGCCTGTCATGTATGTAGGCACACCATTATTTATGAACCAATGTCCATGCTCACGCTTGTCAAACTCACCTTCAATCAAGTCAACATATTTTGATTTAAAAGTATTATCTCTTCTATTCCAATCAAATATTGTTTTGATTTTCTGTAATTCAGATGGATAATCTTGAGCTACCCATTTGTTGCCATAATTAGTAACATCTGTAGGAACTGATGGTAGTGCTATCTTAACACTATTTATATCATATATTTGACCAATTGTACCATCTTTTGATATGACAACAACATCATAGTCTTTATTATAGCCATATTCCCAAGACTTATGTCTATTCTTGGTTACTATGACCTTCTTGTCAATGTAATCATTAAGTACAATGTAAAGACTATTTTCCATTTATCTACCTTCTTGTAAAAAGTATTTACTTCTTTTTTGCTCTACCTTCAGCGAATCCACCATTACCCACATTTATAGTGGGTAACTCTGAGTTTTTATTCTCTTCCTCCTCAATCTTCTGCAACATATTCAAAGCATCCTCAAATGCTAATCTTTTAGCCGATGCTGCGTTCTTTAACTTATCTGCTGATATATCATCCTCAGATCGAGTAATAATCGGTTCTCTTAATACCTTTATCAACTCATCAATAGCAACCTTAGCTGCCTCTAATATCTCTATTTTTTTAGACATATATTTCTATTATACATTCTATAAAGAACTTCATTATTTATTCTAAACTCATACTCGCTGTCTGGAGTGAATGACACGATGTCGCCAACTTCAAATTCCGACACGTCATCATTCTTAAATACAACCTCTCCCCAAAGTTCTTCAAAAGTACCAATTGGATTAAATATCTTATCTTCAGATTCAATAGGTCTAATAAAAACAAATGGAGATGGTGCACTCCAAAGGTTTTTATCTTTGGAGTATAGATAAACCTGATCAGGCTCAACTATAAATAAGTCATCCTTTAGATGATGCCAACTGCTCTTCTGTCTGCCCCTCATGTCGTAGTAAAACTTAAAAACATTATGGTGTACAACCACAATGTCACCAATAGTTATTGGCCCATCATAATAAATTGGAACAGATATTACTTCAGCAAATCTATTTGAAACTGTGTGATCTTCTTGCGAGGTACTTACAATGAACTCTTTGTCTCCGTAAGTTCTTATGTTGTCATACCTCCTACCATCAACAGCCTTGATGATAAAACAGTATGGTGCTTTCATTAAAAATTTATATTATATTCAATTGATACAGGAACAGTGTCTGAAAACTCCTTCCATAAAACTATCTCGCCTTCCTTAATGATATAAAGCTTAATTCCATCATCATTTCTTATTATTTGATAGATAGAATAACTCTTATCAAGAACTTCCTGTCCAACAGTATAGTTCATTGACTTCATGTAGTCAGGACCAATCGATATCTTTCTAATTATATTCACCAGTCTGTAAGTTGATAGTAATATCGCCATACTTAGCAACTATATCTTCTTGATATTTTGCTAAATCATGTGCAGCAATATCTAAATTAGCTAGCGTTGATTTCTTCTTGCTCTTAAGCCTTTCGAATGAAAGCTCTATGTCAGCTACTTCAAACTTTAAATCTCTAAAGTTGCGGTTAAGTTCTGTCAATTTAAACAGTTCGTCTTGTTCTAATTTTTTCATTTTATTAAATTTTATAATGCAAATATAGCAATTATATACTAAATTTTCTTATAGCTCTTGCTTGATTCTGATCACTTTTACCAGATACACTACTAGCAAAACCTGAAAGAAAACTAAATGAATATGCAGTAGGAGTTCCTGATTCTGTACTACTCCAATAAGTAGGCGAACTTAACTCACCAGCTCCAGCAATTGGTCCTAATGTTGAGTTTCCAGATAGTGTTTTATTCACATTAAATCTGTTATGCCAAAGAAGACTTAATTCATCTGTTGATGGTAAATACCAATCATCTTTACTTAATGAAACTAAATCTAAACATAATTTAGCTGCACCATTTGTAAATCCAGATTGTCCAATAATTGCATTACTGTTAGATAAGCCATCCCAAGATGACTGAGCAGAAGTTCCAATAGCGGTTGCGGTAATATTACTCCATCCTATAGAACCTTGATTTGCAATTGAAACAACCAAATAATTCTGAGTGTCTCCATCTAAATACCTATGAAATATTACACCACCTTCATCAACTACATACTCGCCTATTTGATACTGAAATACATTACTGCTAACAGCAGTCATATCAAACTGAACTTGATCACCACTAACATCACTACCAAATAGCCTATCACCTGCTTCAGGTGTCTTAACTGGATAATTATTTACTTTCATTTTCCTTGTCCTTTATATTGTTTTTTATAATTTTTAGAGCTCTTTGTCTTAGAGCTCTTTGTCTTAGCATGAACACCAGGTCTACTAACCTTTGGTCTAGCTATAAATGACGATATATCTTTCTGCTTTTTCATTACAAACTATTTAACATCTCAATTACTCGTGGACATGGATACATGTCAGACTTATCTCTACGAACTGAATTATGTGTAAATATACCATCATCACCCCTCATAGCTCTCTTTGACAAATCCCAAATGTCATCATTGTAATCTTTTGGTATGTCATAAGTTTCGCATAAATATACAACTAATTGACGTAAGCTTTCAATTTGCTGGTCAGTATATTTCTCCCAAAGGAAATGACCCTTAAATGGCTTGTCTAATTTTGTGACACTACTTGGATCAACAACCCCACCAACATAATTATAGAACTTGCCATTTCTTTCTTTAAGTGGCCCATAATTACATACTTCAATACCTACTGAACTTTTGTCAAGTGCTTTATATGGTAAGCCCATATTTGAAAATGGAGCGTTCTTAAGACCTAAATGATACGCCCACTCTCTAGATGAAAAACACTGAACAATAGTACCTTTGTTACCTATCACAAATGCAGTAGCAACTCTGTCTTTGGTGCTATCCCAATATTTAGAAACAGCTACAGCATTTCCACCTCCAGCAGTATGGTGCAAATAGATTTGATTCTTAGGAGTTGTCTCCTGAAAATATTGGCTTTCCTTCAGTCTAGCCTGAACTATTTTTGTTGTATCTAACTTCATGCTAATTTATCTGCTTCTTCTTTTGCTCTTGTTACAAACTCTCTTAATGACTTTAATAAGTTCTTTCCAGTAACAGACTCATAGCTTTCATTAATTGACTTAATCTCTACAGCAACACAAAAGAATGCTACTATCTTTGTCATTACAAGATCAACAGATATAAAGTGAGCTAGCAAATCAGCAGCTATGTATTTCTCAACTAAAAATATAAACAATATAGCTCCACAATAAAGAAGTGACTTGCTTATAACGTGAGACAATCTTCTACTTCTAATAGCTTTCCAACCGCCCTTTTTAACGCTCCTCCAAATACCAAATAATGTGTCTAAAATGATTGCAAGTAACGCAACATATATCATTGGTTTGACTGGGGATAATACTGCTAAAAATGATGTTGCTAATAATAGTAATTTTGTTTTCAAAGTAAGTAGTTTTTTATAATTCTGTACGTAATATATATTACTAGCAAAATTAATAAAATTCCTAGAACATTATTAAGCAGTATCTTATACCAAGGAGTCTTTTCGTATATCTTAATAGGTATCTTCCTGTAGACTATCCGTTCTATAGGCTTTTCGATATATACAGTATCACATTTTCCACTAATATAAACCTTGTCTTTTACTCGATACACTTGTATTTTTATACGATCTTTCTCTATAATAACTGTATCATATAAATCCTTTATACTTACAATTGTATCGACTTCAACTTCAGGTATAGTGATACGAATGGTATCTCTTATCGTATCTCTAATAATAAGGCTGTCATTGGTTAAAAGATATGGATACTTTTTAACTAACCTGTCAAACCTTCGTTGAGGTGTGCATGATAGTAATATAATAAAAATTGGGATTATATATTTCAATATTGAATTGTAAATGTGTTATAAAATGTATCAAATGTTTCTTTCTCAGATTCAGATAAATCATCATAAAGTGCTTCTTGAAAGTTTCCTACATCAATTCCTTCTAAATCTATACCTACAAATCTTCTTACAACTTCCTCACCAACAAATACTTGATTATATTCAATAGTTATTTTACTATTTACTAAAGACATGAAATCATTATATACTAATAAGTACTCACCTGTTAATTCAGAAATTGTAAAATATTTTTGCTCTTGAGTTTTTAAATTTTGAGATACCAAAGTATCAGAAAGCTTTAATATGTCTATTTTATAAGTGTCCATTATATTGTGATATTATTATAAGTTGTATTAATAGTAACTGCTGATAAAGTAACATTAGCATTTATTGGAGTTGTTGCTCCTTTAAATACTGTATTTGTTACTACACCAGTAAATGCATTTGTGCCTCTAAT